CTCTTGGAACGTATTTACGAACTCAAAAACAACAAGGTAATAAAATTGACGGTGATTATATTCAACAAGAACTTGGATATTCATACGATGATTTAATTATGGCTAACGGAATTGCTTTGGCTCAAATAGAACGTGATAAAGCATTATCCGAAGGTAACACCGATGTTGCAAATCAATTTACTGAAGTGCTTGATACTCAGCCTCCGGCTGTTGCCTATACGCAATTTATTGACTATGTAGGTGATGATAATTTACCACACCAAGATTACCGAGACAATACAGGCTTTACGGATGCAATAGGTCCAAGCGGAGATCGCATTGGAGATCCGGGAGAGTACAACAAAAGTGGTATTAATGTTGTCGGTGATACGTTAAAGGGTTACGTTAAAGCCATTAAAAACGACCCTTCCTTGTTAGTTTTAGGAGCTATCTCTGTTGCTAATCCGGCATTAGGAAGTATGCTTTCTGCAGGAACGAAGTTAATTGAAGGCGAAGGCTTAGACACGATTGATCTACTTGCTTTAGCAGTCAATGCGCCGGGTATAGCAGAAAACGTAAGCTTTGCTCAAACCGCATTAGGTTATGGTGATTTAGGAGCAGGTATGTTGACTGATCAGTCAATCATGAATGCATTCCAAAACTATGGTTTAGAAGGGTTAGGCACAGCAGAATTGATCTCAGCCGCAGGTGGCTCGACATTAGAAGCTATGCAGGCTATTCAAGATATTCCTCAAACAGCATTGAATAAATTAAAAGAAGTTCCTGAAATTCAAAGTATGATTGCCGGTGCTCCTATTGATATTCAAAATGATGTGTTGCGTGGTGTAGCGCAAGGTGCTATCGCCGCAGGAGGCACTTCAGTTTTAGGAGGCTCTGGTACTGATATTGCTAAAGCGTTTTTTAATCAACAAAATATTGACTTAGGACTTGAAGGTATAGGTAAAAATCTTGAGTTAGCAGGAGCAGGTATGCTATCTGACTTAGGGTTCCAGTACACAGGACCTGACTTAGCTGACGTTAACTATGATAGCTTGAATAACTTGTCTAATATTAATATTCCAAGTGCAGGTACACCATTGCTCAATTTGCCTCCATACGCAGGGCCTGACTTAGCTGATGTTAACTACGATAGTCTAAATAATCTTAGTAATATTAATATGGGAAATTTACCAGACTTTAATGTTAGTATTCCGCAGATAACACAAACTACGGACCAAACTGGAGGTGTCCGCCCTATCGGACAAGATACATCGATAGGTGTTCTTCTTCCTACGATTCCTCTACCACCGTTAGTTACTCAAACCTTAAATATACCGGAAAGTCCAATTATTCGTGGTGGTCGAGGTATGTTTACTCAAGACGATGAAGAGGTTCGCCGTATTTCTGATCTTTTATTAGCAATTTAAGGTCTTGACATTTATCACAAAATATGCTAAAATACAATTAGTATTAAAGGATTCTTTATGACATACTTAGACTTGGTAAACTCTGTATTACGAAGGCTCCGTGAAGAAGAAGTTGCAACTGTCAGCGATACGGAATACTCCAAGCTGATCGGTGACTTTGTAAACGATGCCTACCAAAACGTCGAGTCTGCTTGGGACTGGACTGCTCTTCGTTCTGAAATTGATATCACAACAATAGCAGGAACAGATGCATATTCCTTGACTGGCTTTGGTGTTCGGGGTAAAATATTTGATGTCTTAAATACTACAACAAACACTGTAGTCTACCAAGAAAACAAAATTCGTAACAACCAAACAAAAGCTTTTACTGAAAATGCTCGAGGTGTTCCTAAATATTATCATATTTCTGGCATTGATGTAAACAAAGATGCTCAGTTAATTCTGACTCCTACTCCCGATGCGGCGTATGCTATTAAGGTCTACGCAGAAATACGGCAGGGCTCGTTAGTCAACGATGCAGACGAGATCTCTGTTCCTACGCAACCAATCATTCAATTTGCTTTTGCCTATGCTCTCCGTGAGCGTGGGGAAACCGGTGGTCAATCAGCATCCGAACAGTTAATCTTTGCACAAGAAGACCTACGTACAGCAATCACTCTGGATCAGAACTATCATCCAGATGAGACGACTTGGAATGTTACCTAATGGCTAAACAGCTACAAAGCATTGCAATTCAAGCACCGGGATTCTTTGGGTTAAACACTCAAGATTCTCCGACATCGTTGTCTGAGCAGTTTGCTTTGGTGGCTGACAATTGCGTCATTGACCAGTTTGGTCGTATTGGTGCTCGTAAGGGTTGGGACTACATAACTACAACCAACGGTACGGGCACAAATCTAGTACACATCAGCGAGTTTATTAAGTCTGATGGTACGACAGAAGTGATTAGTGCTTCTGCATCCAATATCTACGAAGGAACCACAACACTTACTGATATCACACCTGCCAGTTACACCGTTAGTGATGGCAACTTTGACAGTGCCAACCTTAACGGAGTGATTTATTTATTTAGAGAGGGGTCTGATCCAGTATACTATGATGGTACAACGTGTGACGAAGTGTCTGCTCACGCAGACTACAGTGGCACGGTTCCTTCTGGTGATATTGTGCAGTCTGGCTTTGGTAGACTCTGGGTTGCCAAAACGACAACCGATAACACCACGATATACTGGTCAGACCTGCTCACTGGTTTCAAGTGGGACACTGGAAGCTCTGGTTCTATAGATGTTTCTAAGGTGTGGCCTAATGGCAACGATGAAATTACTGCGTTAGGTGTGCACAATAATTTATTGTTTATCTTTGGTAAGACTCAGATTCTAGTTTATCAAGGTGCTGACGATCCTGCTACGATGTCTCTTGCAGACACGATTGTTGGTGTAGGTTGTATTGCCAGAGACTCAATTCAAACAACGGGCACGGATTTAATCTTTCTGTCTGACACAGGCATCCGTAGTCTTAACAGGACCATCCAAGAAAAGTCAGCACCAATGCGTGATATTTCTACAAATGTACGCACAGAATTGACAGCACTGGTTGCGTCAGAAACAGGTAGAATATATTCTGTTTATTCTCCGGAAGAAGCATTTTACCTTTTACACCTAGAAGACAACGGTGTCACCTTTGCATTTGATATGCGAGCACCGTTAGAGAATGGAGCACATCGTGTTACTCGTTGGACTAATATCACTCCCAATTGCCTTTGCCGTTTACGTGATGGGACTCTCTTGTTGGGTAAGTCAGATGGTATTGCTGACTACGAAGGGTTCTCTGACAACGGCTCTACGTACATCATGTCGTATTTTACAAACTACATTGACTTTGGGGCTCCGTCAAACCTGAAGCTACTGAAAAACCTCAAGGTAACAATTATTGGCGGTAGTGACACTCAGGCAACACTTAACTGGGGCTACGACTACTCATACGCATACCGTAAGAAAACTTTTACACTTGCTGAGCAGATAATTGCAGAATACAACATTGCAGAATATAACATCGGTGAGTTTAACGCAGGTGTCTTGGTAAACCGTCCACAGGTCAACGCATCCGGTGGTGGTCAAGTAGTGCAACTGGGAATCGAATCAGAAATTAATGGGTCAACAGTCTCTATTCAGAGAATGACCGCACAGGCTATCGTAGGAAGGACTATCTAATGTCAAACTATACTAAGACAACCAACTTTGCTGTCAAGGATAACTTGGCATCTGGTAACCCGGCAAAGATTATTAAAGGCACAGAGATTGATGCCGAATACAACAACATTGCAACCGCAGTGGCAACTAAGTCTGATACAGCATCGCCTACATTTACAGGCACTGTAACTGTCCCAACGCTATCTGTCACTGGTACTGCAACTATTGGTACTATTGATGGAGGTACATACTAATGGCTTTATTTGACGAGGTTTTTGGACCGGCGGCAGGTGTTGTAGGTGCGGCAGGTGCTTACTCAGGTCTTGAAACAGCACTAGGAAACATACGAAATATTCGAGGTCAAGTTACTGGACCAACACCGCTGACTTACCCAGATATTGCACAGCAAGGAGCTCAAGCGGCGGCATTCCAACCCTTTACTGTGACATCTGGTATGGGCACTGCTCAGTTTGGTGCAGGTGGTGGATTGACATCACAGCTTGGAGCACAACCACAACAAATTCAAGAAAACATCTTAAATCAATTAGCAGGACAAACACAGCTTGGTGGGACGGGTAGTCCATTTGCACAGCAAGCAATGACCGGTGCAGGTACAGCACTTACACAGGCTCAACAGCCACTTGACACAACCACGCAAAACATCTTTCAACAGATTCGTGCCACGCAGATGCCTGAAGAAGAACGTCAGCGTATTGAGCTTGAAAACCGCCTAGCCGCACAGGGTCGTTTAGGTACTCAAACTGCTCTATACGGTGGTACTCCAGAGGCTCTGGCGTTATCTAAGGCTCAAGAAGAGGCTAGGGCTAATGCGGCACTACAGGCACGTCAGTTAGCATCAGCAGAGCAACAGCAGGCACTACAGCAAGCTTCAGGTATGTTTGGTCTTGGTCAGCAAGCACAACTGGCTCCATCACAGCTACAGCAAGCTCAGCTTGGTACTCTACAGGCCGGACTGCAAACAGCATTTTTACCAGAGCAACAGATGTTATCATCACTCTCTCCTGCATTGCAAACGGCTCAATTGGCACAAGCAGGAAGAGCATCAGAAGCCGAACTACTCGGAGCACTTGGACCTGCATACTTGCAATCAATTACAGGTTTGGGTGAAACTGAAGCGGCTTTGGAGCAAGCTCGTGTTAATGCTGTTCTTCGTGCGTTAGGTATTAATGTTGGGTTAGGTACAACAACAGGAGCAACCGCATAATGGCTATTGCAGATTCAATGATTCTACAGCTTCTTGACCCAGAAGCCGCACGTAGGCTACAGCGTGAAGAAGAGTTAAAGACTATGCGAACAATGGCAGGCTCTAGCCCATTATTACAACAAGCTTATCAAACTGCAGGTATGTTAAGTAGTAGTCTTGGTAGTGCTTTAGGCACAGATATGCGTAGTCCTATGGTCCAACGTGCAGAACGTGTCAAGGAAGCAATGGCCTCTTCTGGCGGCAACATTGTAGAAGCCGCTAAGATACTACAGCAGTCTGATCCTGCGGCGGCTATGGTGCTTATGCAACAAGGTCGTGCAATGCAACCTAAGCGTGAAGTGAAACAGATAAGAACTGGGGCTACATTGCAGTATCCTGCTGGGCTATCCGATGCGGAAAAACGTCTCACAAAACCATCAGTTGTTCCTACGTACGAAACATTCCAACTTGAAGACGGTGTAATTACAGGACGCATTGACACAGCCACAGGAAGAGTCATTCCAATTTCAAGAGAAGAAGCGGCGGCTATTGAAAGCAATCAGGCTCAAGCAGATGCGACAGCTCCTCCAAAACCAGATGACACTATCGGTAAGGGTAATATCTACCTCAATGCCGGGATGGGCACTGGTGTGCAACAAGGTGCACCTACCGCAACTGTCCCTCCTGAGACACAAAAGCGTA